CGATGATTTCTCCAGATGTATATTGACGCTGCTTTTCCCAATGAAAGTTAATACCCCTAAATCCCCAGGAATAAACACTCGTAACGGCAACCAAAGGATTTGCATCATATCTTAAACCAGGAGTCTTTGGTTTATAGACAAAGGTATAAAATTTACCTACTTCAGGACTACTGGTGGTTTCTGTTAGGGCTTCAAGTATCTCCAACATCAGATCATCTGCGTCTTCGGTTCCTATTAATTTCTTGACCAGCGGTGCAATACGGCTCATTTTCTGGCAATTCCAAGTTCATTTTCACTCAGAACTTTAAAGGACCACCCTCGGTCTTTACAGTATTCTCTTGCCGCTTCCCATTTTGATTGGTTCTTGGCATACTCATATGCTTCATAGATATATCCTTTTGTCTGTCTTTTTGGTTTGGATGGTGGCATCGTTTGTTTATAAGGTTTAATCTCAATTAAATATTTTTCAATAATTCCATTAGGTTCTTTGACTTTGATATAAAAATCCGGAAAGTATCTATGAATTTTTCCATCGATTGGTGATCTATATGGAATTGCAATTTCTTCGGAGGCATATTCCAGAACATTATCATTTGTATCGCAATAAATCATAAATTTGCGTTCCCATAAAGAGCGATAAATTATGTTAGTTGAATCACCAACATATTTTTGCGGATTTCTTGGTTGATATTTTCCTTTATAAGACATCTAAATACTTGTGTTAATAAGACTCATAAAAGGTATTTAGAGTGCCTATTAAAAGAAGAATATCTGATTTCAAACCATTATTTACCAACCTCGCACTAACTTCACATTATGAAGTTAGATTTGGAGGTCTTGGATCTTCTGGTGGAGAACTAATTTCATATCTTAATCGTAAAGGAATTACACAGAGATTCATTGCCGAAGACTGTGGACTACTTTGTTCATCGGCATCTCTTCCAACTACTTCTTTTGCAACGGCAACTATTAGTGGGAATCATATGGGTGCGACTGAGTATTTTGCTCATACAAGGCAATATAGCCCAATTACTCTAGAATTTTATGTAGATAAAAACTATAATGCCCTTAAATTTATGGAGAGTTGGATGGAGTTCATTGCAAGCGGATCTCATAATCCAATTGACAGCACTCTTGCTCCGGTGAAGCAAAATAGTGATGCCTATCTTTTTAGAATGCAGTATCCGGAATATTATAAATCAAATGAGACAAAAATTACCAAGTTTGATAAAGACTATAATAAAGAAATAGAATATACTTTTAGAGGACTTTTTCCATCAGCAATAGCATCTCTGGGAGTTAGTTATTCTGCATCTAACATTCTTAGTATGGGAGTAACATTTCAATATGATCGTTATATTGCCGGTAAGTCCAGTTCGCTTTCAGGTTTGCTTGGAAACAATAATAACTTTGTTTCGAACGTTGTAAACACAGTAAATCTCATTGAAAATATTTTTTAGATAATGTGAATACCAATATCAATTTTGCCGAATAAATAAGTGTAGTTGAATATTTAATGCTTAAATAAAATGCCTTTACCAAAAATTGCGGTGCCAACATATGAGTTGGAAATACCTTCGTTAAAAAAGAATATTAAATATAGACCATTTTTAGTCAAAGAAGAAAAGGTCTTAATTATTGCAATGGAAAGTGAAGATCCAAAACAAATTGCAGAGGCGGTTAAAACTGTAATTTCAAATTGTATTCTTACCAAAGGAATTAAAGTCGAACAACTATCAACTTTCGATATTGAATATTTGTTTCTGAATGTTCGGGGAAAGTCGGTTGGTGAGTCTGTTGATGTTTTAATTACCTGCCCAGACGACGGAACCACACAAGTTCCGGTTTCAATTAATCTAGATGAAATTAAAGTAAATATTGGTGAAGAACACTCAAAAGATATTAAACTCGATAATACTCTGACTCTTCGAATGAAATATCCATCGATGCAGGAGTTCATTAAGACTAATTTTAATAATACTCAAACTATTAGTGTTGATGACACTTTTGAGATGATTTCTTCTTGTATCGATCAGATTTTTAGTGAAGAGGAATCCTGGGTTGCCGCTGATTCAACTAAAAAAGAACTTGATGAGTTTCTAGAACAACTGACCACAAATCAGTTTAAAGCAATTGAAAAGTTTTTTGAGTCAATGCCTAAACTATCTCATATCATTAAGGTCAAAAATCCAAATACCGAAGTTGAAAGTGAGGTCGTATTGGAGGGTCTAACATCTTTTTTCGCCTAGGAATGACTCATACTTCGTTGGAGTCATACTATAAGACTACATTTCAGTTAATGCAGCATCATAAATACTCATTGACCGAACTAGAAAATCTTATACCTTGGGAAAAAGAGGTTTATATTACTCTTCTTTCGCAATATGTTGAAGAGCAAAATCTAAAGAACCAACAACAGAATGGCTAGTCTATCATCTCCACTTGCACCTCCTGCTCTTCCTGCGGCACAAGCACAACCACAGGCAGGTTTGGTTAATATTGAGAGAAATTTAGAATCTCAGAAAGAACAAAATGTTAAGCAGACACAGGAAATTTCTGGACTTCGCACCACGGTAGAAGCTTTAAAAACAGAAACCTCAACTTTAAATAATGGTATTGGATCTGTTTCTAATTTAATACAACAAGATGCTGCTGTCGAGAAACAACAAGAACAACAAGAAGTAGAAAGAGAGAGCAGACTTGTTGAAACCAAAGTTCGAATGGGAAAGGAGTCCCAGATAGAACAAAGTATTACGAATGCACTTGTGGCACCGGTTCGGGCTCTTGAACCAAAAATTAGTAACATATTTGATAGAATCGGAAATGCTTTATTTACATTATTTGCTGGTTGGCTGACGAATCAAGGAATTGAAGCACTCAAAGCATCTGCAGAAGGAAATAAAACTGAATTAGAAAAAATTAGAGATAGAGTTCTTAATGCTTTTGGAGATGTTATAAAAGTCTTCACAGCAATTAAAACCGGATTTGGTTTGATAATTGGAACTATTACCACACTTGCCGGAAAAATTGCTGGTTTTGTAACTAAACTTGCCCTGGCACCCATAAAAGCTTTAACAAATGTTGTTCGAGGTGCTCCTCTTCTAAAAAATGTTTTTGGTGGTCCGAAACCCGGTCCAAAACCTTCTGGTCCGGGACTTATTGGAGGTTTATTTAGTGGTATTAATTCGTGGTTAAATTTTAAAAATGGAGAAAATGTAGATGCAATAATGAATGCTGCTTTGTTACTTCCAACACCTCCCATTGTTAGAGGACTTTTAGGATTGGGTGTGCTGGCAGATGACATAGCAGAAGTATTTGGTGGCAATCTTTTTGGTAAAAATCCAAACCACAAAAGAAAAGGAAAAGAAATTGCGGCAGAAGCAAAAAAACAAAAGGAAGAACAAAATCCAGCATCAACACAAACAACAGCAGCAAAAGTTACATCAGCATCAACCGCACAAACTTCGTTGATGGGAGATAGAAATAAAAAAGATGATAAGTCTGATGTTGACCCCAAAAATATGACTCCTGGACCAGTGCCAGGAAGTGCAAAAATTGAACCTACTTCTGATTCCGGTGCTGGTGCTCCAGCTGCCGGTGCTGCTCCTGCAGGCACTGCTGCCCCTCCTGCTGCCCCTCCTGCTGCCCCTCCTGCTACTGCTAGTAGTCCAATGACATCTATGACACCACAGGCAGCGGATCTTTCACTAAAACCGGGACAACTAGTTGCCGGACAAGACCCTTCTCGGGCTATGAATAATGAAGAATTTGCAATGTCAAAACAAGCAAGAGCGCGGGCTAAAGCAGATGGATTGTCTGGAAAAGAATTAGAGATATATGTTGCCACTGCTGTTATGAATGTTGGCACACCGAGCACCGCAAATATAAGTTCTCTGGCTCCAAAACAGACTCCAAATGTTGGAGAACTTCCAGAACCAAAACCAAGTGTTATTATGGTAGGAGGTTCGGGTGGTTCTCAACAATCTCCAACTCCACAGGCACCATCAGTTGGAAGCGATACTCCTTTAATTAATTCTTCTAATCCCGATAATTTTTATGTTCTTTATTCTCAATTAAATTATAATGTGGTGATATAATATGGCAATCTCATCACCACTTACTCCAAAAACTTCGGAAAGAACGGTAAAAAATCTTCAAGGTATTATACTTAATAAAACAAAAGTTAGTAGAGAAACTTTTCGAAATAAAACAATCTTACAGGACCGTAGAATTGAAAATGACAGGAGAGCTCTTCAAGAAGAAGCACTTGAGGCACCTGATATTGTAAGAAGACCCCGTGGTGCCGCACAATTAATTGCTGGTAGTGCCAAAGGGTTTTTTGAGAGAATACTAGGATTTCTTGGTTATTTGTCTGCAGGATGGATTATTAATAATCTACCCACTTGGATTGCGATGGGTAAAGAGTTTATTGCCAGAACTCAACAAATGGGTAATTTAATTGGAGGTTTTCTTTTTAATACTACAAAAATATTCAGTAATCTTACAAGTCTTTTGGGTGCGACTTTAACTAATATAATGACATTTGATTTTCTTGATACTTCGGGAAGAGTTGGTACTGCTTTTGAGGAACTTCAATTAAGTGTGGATAATTGGGGAACTGGATTTGAAGACGCCCTTAAATTAATAACAACTCCATTAACCGAAGGTGTTGCTTCAGGTGAGGATGCTCCACCAACTGGAACTCAAATTACTAATGAAGGTGCCTATGAAACACCACCATCTTCTAGTGGCACTCCGGCACCGCAGGTAATGTTACAGGGGGGAGTGACTGGTAGTGCCCTGTTGTTACCAGCTAGTGCGAAGGGTGCCGATCCATATGTTGGATCCACAGATCGTTTTGGATATTCTAGTTGGAGGGGAAGGCATCATAATGGTATTGATATTGGAACAAGTGGGCAAAGAGGATATTATGTCGCATTTTTACTTGATGGAACGGCAACTGTTAGACCTAATAACGGTGGTGCTGGAAATACTGTTGAAATAAAAAGTGGTGGAACAACATATAAATTTTTCCACCTTGCCAGATTTTCTATTCAATCTGGTCCATATAAAGCTGGAACTGCAATTGGGGAAATTGGAACTACTGGAAGTTCTACGGGCATACATTTGCATTATGAAGTTCACCCATCAGGATCTAGGGGAGTAGATCCAACACCATATTTAAATCTTATTAAAATTGGAAAAAGTCTAGGCAAACCAACTCCTGTTCCGGCTTCGGTTGCTTCTTCATCAACTAGTCAACCACAACAAAACTTAATGGGAACTCCATCGTCATCGTCTTCTGGAGGCGGTAGATATGGAACTAAAGAAGAAAGATCTTTGTTAGATGCGATTGCTTTTGCTGAAGGAACTGCAAAGTATCCAAATAATGGATATAAAACTCTATTTGCAGGTGGACAGTTTGGTGATTATTCTAAACATCCAGATAAAGTAGTTCGCAGTGGTAGATATGCGAGTGCTGCTGCGGGAAGATATCAATTTATGCCAGGAACTTTTGCAGATCAAGCTAGAAAACTTGGATTAAAGGATTTTAGCCCTCGAAGTCAAGATTTAGCAGCAATAGGTCTTGCAAAAGATTATGGCGTAACTCAAGAACTTTTACAAAAAGAAGGTATGAGTATGAAAGTCTCTTCTCTTTTGGGGAGACAGTGGGCTTCTTTTCCTGGTAAAACTATTGGAATGGATCAACCAACACAAGAATTAAAAGGAATACAAAATGTTTATCAAAAATCATTAGGATCTCCTCAACAATCATCCCCAACACCAGCACAAACATCATCTCCACCACCGGCACAAATAACACCAACCGGAACGCCACAAAATCCACAAATGAGTCAATCATT